TATCAATGTGCCACCCGAACACGCTAAGTCTACTGTAGTAACTATTAACTATGTTACCTACCGCCTAGCTATAGATCCTAACGTTAGAATTATTATAGTTTCAAAGACTCAAGGTATGGCTCGTAAGTTCCTCTCTGCTATCAAGACCCGTTTATCTCACCCTAACTGGACTAGATTACAAATGGCCTTCGGCCCTAACGGTGGGTATAAAGCAGATTCTCAAACTTGGTCTGCCGATATGATTTACCTAGGTGCTGGTCGCGATTCTGGCGAGAAAGATCCTACGGTACAAGCATTAGGTTTTGGATCTCAGATCTACGGCGCAAGAGCTGATCTGATTATCCTAGATGATGTGGTGATGAACTCAAACGCCCACGAATGGGAAAAACAAATTGAGTGGCTACAAAAAGAAGTTATCACCCGACTGGGTCGGCACGGAAAATTACTTATAGTAGGAACCCGTGTCGCACCTATTGATCTTTATAAAATGATTAGAGATGGTGGGCAATGGACTGGGGGTAAATCTCCCTTTACTTACTTTAGTCAGCCAGCCGTATTAGAATTTGATGAGAAGCCAGCCAATTGGAAAACCCTATGGCCCTTAACCGATAGACCAGAAGGTGAACAAGATGAAAAGAATGAACAAGGTTTGTACCCTAAGTGGGATGGACCCTCTTTGTTTACAAGAAGATCTGAAGTTGCTCCATCAATTTGGGCTATGGTCTATCAGCAAGAGGATGTCACAGAGAATTCAATCTTTTCTCCAACCTGTGTCGCCGGAAGTGTTAATGGGATGCGAAAGAGAGGACCTCTCAAGCCTGGAGTCGCCGGACATCCGAAGCATTGTGAGTCTACATATACAGTTATTGGGCTTGACCCAGCAATGGCGGGAGCAACAGGAGCCGTAGTCTGTTCCTATAACCGAGCTGACGGCAAGATCTATGTTTTAGATTGTGTCAATATGACAGAACCTACGCCAGCTAAGATCCAAACTTTAATTGAAGAGTGGGTTGAAAAATACAAACCCCAAGAACTAAGAATTGAAATCAACGCTCACCAGAAGGCTTACGCCCTAGATGATGTATTAAGAAACTATTTAGCATCTCACGGCTGTCAACTTAACTCACACTTTACCGGTAAGAACAAGTGGGATGTAGGGTTCGGTGTTGCTTCTATGGCAAGCCTATTTGGTTCTACTAGAGATGGTAGATTCCAAGATAACAACATATTAGAACTACCTAGCAACGAAGGCTCAGAAGGTCTTAAGACACTAGTGCAAGAACTGATTACTTGGAAGCCCGACACAAAGAATCCAACCGACTGTGTGATGGCTCTATGGTTTGCAATTATCCGTATCCGAGAATTAATGCAAAGGTCAAGCAAGGTTGGGCAATACCAAACAAATCGTTGGGCTACTAAAGCGCAAACCGCTAGACGTGGTTCACTTAATTTAGATGATGCCTTTGCAGAGCAATGGGCAGAAACATACAACTAAAGGATATAAATGGCATTATCAATTGAGCAAGTATCAGCGCGGGTTCAATCCCTGCGTTTTAGAAGCACAGAGCGTGATGCTCGCAACCTTGATGTACTTGCTGTGCGTAGAGGTAAAATTGCTGAGGTATATCCTAACTTCTTTCCAGATGGCGTAGACGCTAACGTAGTAGCAAACTTTATTGACATTGTAGCCAGAGACCTTTCAGAGGTTATGGCACCACTTCCTGCAGTTAACTGTTCTGCTGCTAACCAAGTATCTGATCGTGCTAGAACCTTTGCTGATAAGCGTACCCGTATTGCTAGTAACTACTTTCAAAATTCTGACCTATCAGTTCAAATGTATCAAGGTGCTGATTGGTATCTAACTTATGGATTTGTTCCTTTTGTTATTGAATTAGATGATGATTTAAAGTTACCCCGTATTCGTTTAGAAAACCCAATTGGTTCATATCCAGAGTTTGACCGTTATGGTCGTTGTGTAGCATTTGCTAAAAGATACTCTTTTACATTGGGCGAGTTAATAAGTCAGTTCCCAGAGTTCCATAGGGAGTTGCTTGGTCCTAATGGATACGACCAAAATTTAAATGCTCAAATAGAAATGATTCGGTACTACGATAAAGACCAATCAATTATTTATATACCTACAAGACACGATTTAATTCTATCTCAAGCAAGTAACCCATTAGGTAAACTAATGGTTGTTGTTGCTCGTAAACCATCTGTTGATGGTGAGATGCGTGGACAATTTGATGATGTATTAGGAATTCAATTACTTCGTAATCGCTTTGCTTTACTTGCTATGGAAGCCGCAGAGAAATCAGTACAAGCGCCTATTGTACTTCCACAAGATGTGCAAGAATTACAACTTGGTGGAGATGCAGTTATTCGTACTGCTAACCCAGCAGGTGTTCGCAGAGTAGAACTTACCCTACCTCAAGGTGCGTTTACAGAACAGAACTTACTTAACCAAGAGTTAAGAGTAGGAAGCCGTTATCCAGAATCAAGAACTGGAAACATTGATGCTTCTATTGTTACTGGTCAGGGTGTACAAGCTCTTATGGGAGCATTTGATACACAGGTTAAATCAGCACAAGCAATCTTTGCAGCAGCACTTCGTGATGTAATTGGTCTTTGCTTTGAAGTTGATGAAGTTATCTACCCTGAGGAAAAAACAATTCGTGGCGTAGATTCTGGTTCTCCATATGAGATTACCTACAGGCCAACTAAAGACATTAAGGGTGATTACTCCGCTGATGTTCGTTACGGTATGCTCGCTGGTCTTAACCCAGCCCAAGGTCTTATCTTTATGCTACAAGCTTTAGGCGGCGGTTTAATATCTAAAGATATGGCTATGCGTGAGTTACCATTTACAGTTAACGTAACTCAAGAACTTGAAAAAATTGAAATTGAAAATATGAGAACATCTCTTCTTGGCTCACTAACAGCACTAAGTCAAGCAATTCCTCAGATGGTTGCAAGTGGACAAGACGCATCTGGAATAGTAAATAAAATTGCTGCGGTTATCAAGGCTCGCCAAAAGGGTCAAGCACTAGAAGACGCAATTGAGGCCACATTCGCTCCGCAGCAACCGGTTCCTCCTGCTGGAGTTTCTAACCCTATGGTTGAGCAAATGTCCCCTGCTCCCTCTGGTGCTCCAGTAGGAGGCGCTCTTCCCCCTGAACAGGGTGCTCCACAACAGGGTGCTCCACAACTACCGCCACCACAAGCACCACCAGACATTCAATCAATTCTTACAAGTTTAACATCGGGTGGAAAAGGAAACGCAAGAGTAGTAACTAAAGGTTAATTAAGTGGGGGACTATGACTGCAATCGTTGGTATTCAAGGTAAAGGTTGGGCAGTTTTAGCGGCAGACTCAATGACCACATATACAGATAGACCGTATATTGCTAAGGGCTGTGACAAGATAGTTAAAATTGGTGAGTATTTAATTGCAGTAGCAGGTGATGCAATAGCTGGAGATATTCTTAATAACCTATGGCAACCGCCTAAAGTAATTAAAACTCAAGATCCAGATAGATTTATGATGATTAGAGTATTACCATCTATAAAACAAACATTAACTGAAGCAGGGTATGATCCAGCACCAAAGAATAAGAATGATGATGATTCTGGTTGGGATGCTTTAATTTGTTTTAATGGAAAGTTATATCAAATTAGTGATGATTATGGATATATGCGAGATGATAAAGGATTTTACGGGATAGGTTCTGGTGGAGCTTTAGCCCTTGGTGCATTAGTATCAATGGAAATTGAAACCAAGACACACGCAAGAGCAACAGGGGCAGCCAAGAAAGCAATTAACGTAGCAATTCAGTACAACATATGGTGCGGTGGGACCGCAAATATCAAAACTCAATTTACTAAGTAGGAGGAATAATGGCTGAAAATCGTGGTGGATATCAAAGACCTAAAAATCCAGCACCAACATCAGGCCCTGGAGCTTTATCAAAGCGTACAGATGGTGGACCTACTCAAGCAGCAAAATATATGCCAGGACTTGAATATGGTCAGGGACAAGTAAATATGATTAATCAACAATCTGCTCCATTGGCTGGAAACCCAATGACATCTGCCCCAAAATATCAAGATTTTCGTGCTGGTGAAAGAGATGCTGGAATAGTTCCACTAGATGCTCCTAGTCAACGTCCTAATG